CACGCACCGCCTCCTGCTCCTGCTTCTGGCCGAACTTCTCGACCACCGACTTCTCGGTCTCAGTGCGCGCCGCCCGCGCCGCCTCAGCCTTCCTGGCCGCCTCGGCGGCACGCTTGGTCTGCTGATCGCGCGAAGCCTCCGCGGCACGCTTCAGGCCACGCCCGATGCTGCTTAGGCCGCCTCCAGCCATCTCAACGTCGCCGATGATGGCTGACGCAGGGATGTCAAACTCCTGCCAATCATCAAGGCCACGCTCCATCCGCACCCTGTAGCCGGGCTCGTACGGCGTGCGCTTGGTCTTCCCGGTCTCTGGATCGATGACCTTCCTGCTGAACGGGTTGCTCATGTCCTCACGCATCGGAACGTTTCCGACGAGGGTGCGGGACAGAATGGTGTACGGCGGCTTGTTCTTTGCCGCGCTGTCCTTTGTGAACACGCGCTGGCCCGTGTTGTACTTGTAGTCGAAAGCGGACATGGTTTCAGACCTGTCCGCCATCCGCTGCCTTATCCTGTCCCCCAGCGACTGATGGAAATCCTCAAGCGACGTCAGATCCTTCGCGGCTGTCACCGGCTTGGCCATCCCAGCCTTCTCTGCCGCCCTCGCGATGGCCCTTGCAGCACCCTTGGCCAGACCACCTCCAGCCATCATCACCGCGCCGCCAGCCTTCATGTGCGCGTCGGCCATCCGCAGCGCCATGCCGAACGCCTGATCGCGGCTCATGCCCTGATCCATCAGCCGCTGGGTGATTGTGTCTGCCGCCTGGGTGTAGCCCATGTTCCCCTCCACTGCGCCACCTTGCGCCTTGGTCATGTCGCGCGATTGGACATCAAACGTCCCGCGGTTCCCGATCGCCGACTTCACGTAGTTGGGCTTGAACGACACGTAGACGTTCGACGCCGGCGCGTTCTGGCCGCCAGGGCGCGAGACCGAATCCCGCAGGTCCTTGTAGATCACCCCGTCGTAGCCCTGCTGTTTCGCCCAGTAGTTCAGCATGTCGGTGTTCGACATCGGCAGCCCGAACCCCGGGACACCTCGGGTGTCGATCCGGCTGAAGCTCGCACCGCGCGCGTTCACGAACAGCGGGTTGTCCATCCGCACAAACGACCGCTGGATGTTGCCCCCAGTAGGGAACGACCCGCCGCCCATGCCCTCCGGGTAGACCCCGGCGTACTCGTCGGCCACCACCGGCTTGCTGCTCAGGAAGTAGCCCGCGCTCGACTGCGCAGGGTCGATCTCGCTGAAGTCCCGCCGCGTGCCCGAGAACCCCTCGATCACCACCGGCTTGCCCGTCTGGAACTCCGCCTTGGTCGCCTGATCAGCCTTGATCACCGGGGCGCCAGCAGTGAACTCCTTGAAGGCCGGCGTGTCGGTCTGCGGCAGGCGCTGCTCGTTGCGCGCGGACGATTCGCTCTTTTCCCACTTGGCACTCTGCGCGGCGTCTTCTATATCCATCAGGTCAGCGGCCTCTTTATCGCCAAACCTTTTCAGATATTTGGCCGCCTCGTCGGCCTCCAAAAACGCGGCGTCAACTATTGACCTACCAAAATCATCCACGTAATCCGCGATATCGGGATGCACCATCACGACAGGTATCTCTTCAAGCCCAGCCTTCCGCGCCGCCACAATTCTGTGACTTCCAGTAAGCGCCTCGGGGCCCCTGCCAATGTCATATGCCAATATCGGGCGGCCTTGCCATCCATTTGATTTCATCGACTCAACAAGATTGTTGAGTTTCTTTTGATCCCTCACATCATGCGGCGGCTCTATGCCGAATGGATTGATGTTGGCGCTGTCAAAGTTTTGGGCGGCACTGGGCACGGCCTGCGGCATCATCCCAGACCGGCGCATGTAGCCCTCGGCCATCTCGGCTGCCTTCGGCCCGAGCTCGCGCCCCGCCGCCTGGGCCGCCCGGCCCGTAGCCTGCGCCGCTCGCTTCACGCCCCTGGCCGCCGCTGGCACCGCCGGCGCCGCCAGCAGGTTGAACGGATCCAGCGCCAACTCAGTCACCGTGGCCGCCAACGGCGAACCCGTGCGCCTCAGCACCGCCTCAGCCGCCCACGTGGTAGGCGCAGACATCGCCTCCATGGGCCCAACAAGGGCCTCCAGAGCGCCTCTGCCGGCTTCAGAGCGCGGGATGTAGGTCAGGGCATCAGACACGTCCTGCAAACGCTTGGCGGCCCCTTCGACCCCTTCAAACGGCAACGTCGCCAGGGCCGTCAGGCCAGCAGGCACCATGCTGCCCACCAAGCTGCCCACCGTCGCCCCCGCTTCCCCAAGGCCCAGCACCCGCTCCTTCAGCGGCACCCCAGGCGCCGGAGGGCCCTGGATCGGCGTGCGCCGGCCAGCAGATGACATCCGGAAGGACGGCTCCCGCGCTCGGCGCAGATCTTCTTCGGTCGGCTCGAAGGTGCGGTCATACAGCGATGGCATCCTGTCCCCTCAGTGCGGCTCGTGGTGTACCCACACCTCGACGCCAGTGTCAGGGTCCACATATTCCAGACGGGGAAAGCACCAGCACTTCTCCGAGAACACGTGTTCCTCCACGGTGCGCTCCAACACCTCGTGCCGTTGAATCAGCGGCAACATGAGGTCAAGCTGCATAGGGATTCTCTCGCGACGGTCGCCCCGTGTCTGCCCAGTCCTCATCGTCCCAATCATCACGCGGCGGCGGATCGACTTCCAGCCAGCCCGCGTCCCGCAGGAACCGCAGAGCCTGCGTCGTGGTGTCCACCAGATCATCGTTCGTCGTCTGCGGAAATGCGCAGATCTGGCTGATCAACGGCTCGGCCCAGTCCCTGACATACCCCGACCTCGTCTGCGACTCCGGCACCCATACCCGCCCCCTTGCGATGATGTGCGACACGATGTTCAGCCGCTGCAGCTTGTCGGCCTTGCCCGGGTTGTACGCCCTTACCGGCAAGTGCGCACGCTGCAGGTCCTGGATCAGCGAGATCCCAGCGCTCTTGTCCTCGATCAGGATCAGGTCCACCCGCTTCCTGTCCCGGCCCTTCTCCCCCGACTCGAACACCGTCTCGTACTCGTCAACCACCTTCGGCCGCAGGTCAGGATACTGCAACCGGTCCTGCCAGCAGTCGATCAGCATCACGCTCATCGGGCCGTCCTCGGGCTTGAAGATCCCCCAGGTGCTCGCCGCGGTCGGGTCGTTGTGCGTCTTCTCCGACGTCGCGCAGTCGTAGCTCTGCAGCACGTACTCGAACTTCGGGAACGGCCGATCAGCAGGCCACAGGCGGAAGCTCGCCCGCTTGACGATGCCGCCCTCCTCCGGGTCGATGATCTCCGCGTGGATCTCCTGGCGGCCCAGCGTCGTGCCCTCGTACTGCAGGATCTGCCGCTTGAAGTTCGCCGACAGGTTCCCGAGGTTGGCGTACGTCGACGCCCGCGTCACCACGACGTCGTCACCCTCCCGGCCCAGCAACTCGACGATCAGGTCCTTCGGCTTGGGCGTCGTCGTGATCACCGTCCGCGTCTGCGCCCCCAGGCGCACGCCGAACTGGATCTGGTCCCAGGCCTCCTGGATGTAGTCCCACGCTGCCAGCTCGTCCAGCCATGCCCCGTGGAACTGCGGCCCCCGGAACCGCTCCGGCTCCGACGCCGGGATGCCCTTGATCAGCGACCCGTTCGTCAGCCGCAGCTCATGCAGCGCCTTGTTGTACTCCGCCACCAGCGCCGCCGGGATCACGCTCATCAGCCCCGAGTCGCCCTCGAAGCACGTCGCCCGCACATCCGACGACGTCGGCGCCGCCACCAGCCACCGGCTCCCAGGCTGCTCCCAGGCCCACCAGCCCACCTGCTCCGCGGCCGTGCGGGTCTTGCCCGCCCCCCGGCCAGCCAGCATCAGCCAGATCGACCACCAGTCGCCCGTCGGCAAGACTTGATGCGCGTGCGCCTGCTGCATCCAGCGCGCCCGCCACAGGTACGCCAGCCGCTTGTCCACCGGCAGCACGTTCAGCGCCTGCTGCACGTCCGGTGCAGCCAGGGTCTCAGCGAGATCCACCGGGCGCCTTCAGCAGAACGGGCGCAGGAGGCTTCGCAGGCGCCGGGGCAGGGGGACGCTCAGGCTTGCCCCACAGCGCGGCGTACAGCGCCTCTGAGGCCCTGTTGCGGGCCTGCTGCTCAGCCCACGGCCGCTTCATCGATTGCCGCCGTCAGGCGGTTCAGAGCGGTTCAAGGACGGTTCAAACCGGTTCAAACGCGGTTCAAACCCCGGTTCAAGACG